TTTTCTTGGCCTGGCCAACTCCCTCTTTCTCTTACTTTTCCACAAACCATGCCGGCGAATTTTCACCCACATCTGGCCGGGCATTTTGGAAATGTGAAAACTAAGAAACTGACGCCAAAACTGGCTTGCCTACATCAACAAGGTGTTTTAGATATGGTGCGGGACCCTTTAAGCCGGTAGCTTCCGCCGGAATACCTTGATCCGCCCGCCACTCTGCCATGGCCTTTTCATCTCTTGGGTCCGGCATCGGCTTGATGATCTTGCTTGTGCGGATTAGCGCGTCCTTTTCCAGAAGCGCACGAGCCATAGCAGCCGGAGACTGATAGCGCTCCATAAGCTTTTGAAGCTTGGCATCGCCATTGGCAGATACTTCACGCCAGTCATCAGGAATGCCAGCCTTGGCATCTTCTATAGCCTTCTCAGGTTCAGCAGACTTTTCTTCTGCCTCGACCTTGTTTGGCTCTACAGGCGCTTCCTTGGCCTGTTCTACAACCTTTTCAACGGATTTCTGTTCAACTACCGGATCGGTCGTAACCTCTACCGGCTTTTCGGCCTCTGCAGCCGCGATTGCCTCAGTCATTGTTTGCCTCTTGCCTCAGTTTTAGTAGTCTTGCGTTCGGCCCTTTCGAGTGCCTCAAGCGGCTCAGGACGAAGCATCTTCACAATTTGAGCGCCAACAAAGCGCTTGCCTTCGTGAAAATCAGTTGCCCTCGCCCCACCCATTCCGTCAGGGCGGTAACTCAGGTCATAATATCCGGATGCATGATTGATAATCCAATCAAACGCAGTCTTTTGCTGTCCTTCATTGGCCTTGCCAGACGCGACTGCGCGAATAGCCATAATCACGTCTTTGTCGTACCAGACGGGAGCGTGAGCATCCATTACATCAGGCCCGCAGCTTGAAGCTGTTGACTAGCACCGGCAACATCAGAGGCAACGCCAGCGCCTTCACGCAAAGCAGCAGCCGTCTTCAATAGATCATCGGCTTGACGCTGTTGATCTTCTGCCTCGACCTGCTTTTCTTCGTCGTTAAACCAATCTGCCTTTGCTCCTGTTCCCTTCACAGCATCCTTTGTCATCTTCTTGAAGTCGATGGTCGTAGGAATCGTATTGTCGAACTGTGCAGCAGCAGCAATAATCTGGACGCTTTCCTGATAGGCCTGTACGTCCTTACGACCTTCTGCCGTGTTCAATGGGCTTTGGAAGGTAAAGGTCACATCGGCGTCAGACAGCGCCTTGGGCATGGTACGAATGTCAAAGGCATCATTCCTGATTGCCATTTGGAAGGAGCAATCCAAAAGCGGCAAGTGATATTCGCTTTCAATAGGCCCGAAGAACGGCAGAGCGGCGCGGCGAAACTCATCAAGCCTTGCCTGTGTTTCGAATGCCGTCATGTCACGAGCAGACGGCAGCATCAATTTGTTGAGCAAGAACGATTCAGCAATCAGATTGCGTACGTCTTGTTTCATTTCCATGCCAATAGACATGTTGGATGATGTGCCGACTTCCTGCATTGCGTCCCGAAGCGGCATATCCCCCTCAATATCAACGTAGGTCATGCCACCTGCATAAAGGTTGATTGCATCGCGGAATATCTCACCACGGGCAACAATCGCAGGATCAACGGCCTTTTCGCCCTGTTCAAGGATAATGCGGGCCAAAGACTGGAGCATACGACCATCAGGCAGGGCATTGATTGTTGCGGGTGAAAACCCTTGTGCCATGCCGGTAACAGTACGCCAGCGCGGAACAATGTAGTTGAAGACCGGAAGAGCACCCTCGCTTAGAATGGTATTGTGTTCACAGTCAATGTAGAGGCTGACAAACTCGGAATTCTTGAGCTGGCGGCGCTTGGCCTTGTCATCACCGTAGATTTCATCCATCGGAATGACAATGTGCCGGATTTTAAACTCTTTGCCCGGTTCCTTTGTTGCATCATCCTTGATTGATTGATGAGCCTTTTCAGCCCAAGCGCGGCGTTTCACGATGTTTCGTGCGGACATTGGCATGTCGCGGTGCAGATGGTCTATCCTGCCACATGCGTTTTCAAGCCATGCACAAGACTTTGGATGCCAATTGCGGAACAGGAAGTGTTCTCTGTCAGGGCTTTCCTCTACCGACAATACCGGATTGCCAAACGTCACATAGTCATGATCGGCCTGGATTGTTGCAGTCGTAAAGTTCGCACGGCGATCATAAATCAGACGCTTGAAGCGTGTTGTGGCGTATTCAAGCCAACGTGCATTCTCAGGTTCATTGTCTATTTCTTCAATGCCAGTCTGTACAGCGAACCATTCTCCCTGTCTCAGCATGGATGATGGCGCATTGCCAAGCGTTTCACGTGCCAATACTGGATACGATTCCATCAGGTCAGTCTGAAAACTGTCACCAATCGAGAATGTGCGTGTGAAGTCAGACCGCATCGGATAGAAGTTTTCGGCAATGTCTTGACACAAGGCATCCCACGGCTGTTTTTTGGAAAACAACCCGTTGCCGATTGTGACGAGTTCCTTGGCGCGGGAATCCATCAGTTGGCTTGCCCCAACAGTGAATTGCCATAAGCGCGAGTGCCAGCCTCACCACCGGAAGAGCGCGTCAATACCGTTGATGTCCGGCCTTGCCTTGAGCCAATAGCCCGCTTTTGACGTTCAGCAGCAGCACGGCTTTCCGCGTCATCCTGTACAGGCATTCGCACCGGCTCAGGGGCAACCGGCTTCTTTCCAAACAATGCATTCATTATCCGGTTTTCCTTCTTTTCATGCTGGCATGGCCCAAATTCACGACAGGACGGCGACCGTTCGGATTGGAAAACACCCGAATACGCGCCGAAACACTGTCTTCTCCGTAGCCCCAAGCATTCACAACAGCATCACCCTTGTCAGGGGACCGGCCCAATCGTGCCTTGATTGCGACCTTTTCTTCAATTTGAATGCCGGTTGCCGTCAGCTTCCATGTTGGAGCCGTCAAATCAGCAAGCAATTCAGCATCAGGCGGTAATGCTACCGGCTCGCCTAAATTCGGCTCAAGAGCCTCGCGGAATTTCCACCAGACTTCAGCACGTTTGTTTTTGAACCCGATCTTTCCATCTCGGGTTTTTTTTGAACTCGAATTAGCCCCGTTATGACCGAACAATGTCAGCCCTTGGACGTTATTCTTCAGATGTGAATAGACGCCGGAGCCATATCCGCCACCCATATCAATGACGACAGGGCAACCATTGCGCATCAAGGACATGTCCCGTGCGGCAAGATCGATCGGATCAACCAACCCCTTGAGCTTTTCGCTGATAATCTCATCATACCAATGCCCATGACGCCGAGCATAGGTATTGGCATCACCGCCCCCCAATGCCACATCATGGCTGAGGACGGACATTCCAACGCCTTCAGGAGCCTTTTCAACCCATCTAGCCTGTGCAGCCCGTACCCATTCAGTCGGTATGACCTGAAACGAATTGTCCTTTACCTCAGCATCAAACCGGCCATCACGCATTCGAATGCGCAATTCTTCAGGCATGGCTTCCAAAACAGAGGCATATCCAGTTGCCATCAGGTCAGGGTTATCTTCCAGACGCGCCGGAATGAACGTCCTTGACCGAGGCGCAACCATTTTCCCGTTGACTTCAACAGGATCAGGCCCGGCACACTCCACATCCTTGCCGTCAATCGTGGTGAAATACCGCAGTTCACCAGCCTTGGCAGGATTAGGATGAGATTTGTCTAGCCATGGCCCCCAATATTTCACAACCCAGAAGCCTTCAGGCGTTGTAGGTGGGTTTCCGGTAGCAATGACCCTACAGCGTTGTTTCGGGTTTGTAGAGCGCGTCCACCCTATCAGAAAGCGATACATTGCTTCACTGAAGTGGGTTATCTCATCAAAGCCCTTCAGACTATGCGGACGGCCTTGATATTTTTCTACATCCTGTTCATGCGGAACAGAACCAAATTCCAGAACGTTCCCATTTGGAAGCCGCCACACCTTGTCTTGGCTGTTGTATCCCGTCCTTGAGCCAACAAGACGTTGAACCTCATCTTCCAAGCCCTTGATTTGCGGATACTCACGACGAAAGATGATCGCCTTATCATGGTCATCGACAGCCGTGCCACACAGAAGAGCCGATTTTCCACCACCAGCAGAACCACCATAGAACAATTCATCCGCTTGGCAGTTCAACGCTTCAGTCTGTGGACCGGGATTCGGAATGAATGTCCGGCCCTTTGTCGCCTCTATAGCGAGAGCCTTGATTTCCTTCTGTTTGCTTGCCGGAAGTGCGTTAAAGCGATCCAGAATGTCATCAAGCAGGCTTGTCATTGTTTCCTGCTAGGGCGAGAGCGATGCGGCGGGCCAAATCAAAGCCGCCGACTTCCTCTATTTGAACAGGCCCCTCACCATCAGCGCCGGTATGCTGCACCTTGTCGCCGTATTTCTTTGGCTTCATTTTGCCAGCCATCCATTTGCGGGCATCAATGCGCAGTACAGACCGACGAATTGCCTCGCCATTTTCAGACCAGCCAATGTTTTGACCGTCGCTATTCTTTTTTTCCATCCAATCATTACTGCCATCGTCGGCAATGTTCAGAATTTCATCAACGATTGTCTCTGCTTGCGTTTCCCGCGCTCGTGCGTATTGGTCGCTAAACACGGGGTTCGCTGCAAGCCATCGGAACACTGTCGCCTTATTTGGCATTGCGTCTTCACTGCATATGGACCGCAGGCTTTCACCATCAGCAATACGTTCGCATATTGTGTCGGCGAGTTCTTCGCTGAAATCGCTTGGCCTTCCTATTGTCATTTGGCCATCCCGATTTCTTTTATGGCCTTCTGAAGTGTCCCATTCTCCGCAGATTCCCGAATGATGGCCAATAAGTACCCTACAGGCCCAAGCCTCATGTATTGGTACGTTTTAGCGCGTTCGGCATTAGACTTGCCTCGCACATGCGGCAATAGTTGCTTTACGTTGTATCTCGTAATGTCTGATCGTTCCATTGCCCAGACCGCCTCTTGTATTACCACGTTGAAAGTGCAGCACGACGCCATGTGTTTGTTGCCGTGCAGATGTAAATGTATGAACTGTCATAGGCTATTTGTCCGGCTGTTCCTGTTGCGGAAGCGTTTGCCGGTACGGATGCCCATGTGTTGAGTTTGGCGTTGAGCGCTGTTTGTTGTGCCGTTGATACAGGCTTGGATGCGTCTGACGTATTGTCTACGTTTCCTAGTCCGATGGATGTCTTTGTAAGAGCGGCGTCAGCATCGAATGCCTTGCGTCTTGCAATGGCAGCGTTAACAAATCCTTGTCTTGTGGATTCGACTTGCGCCTTCTTGATGTTTTCCGCTTCTTGTGTGGCGTAGCGAAATGCTGGCATTAACGACGCCGCCTTTTGTTGATATGCCAGTTTCTACCAGATGCCATTGAAACATCTCCGCTGTAGGTCATACCGACCAAACTGCCAGACAGATTGATTGATGCCGCATCGACTGAAAGCACGTAATGGCTTGGTGCGGGCGTAACCGTCATGCCGACAGTGCCACCATTTAGAACTATCTGACTTCCTGTGTTGATCGAGAGACGCCGAGACATTCGCATTGAGACGGTCAAACCAGACAGCGTAACCGATGCCGGATTGACTAGAACGCGCCGCGAGACGTTTAGCCCTATTGTGCCCCCTGATAGCGATAGCGTTGCAGGCTGGATTGAGACAACATACGCCCGACGAAGTATTACCGCGCTACCAGTTAGGTTGATTGCCCTAGTCTGGACCGATAAAACTCTTGATGTCTTACTTGTGATGCTTTGCCCTGCCAGTGTAATTGAACTGGGCAGAACCGTAATCGTGTATCCAGAAGCCGCCGCAGGTTCAAGAAAGTCTTGGCTAAACCAGCCTTCCGTCCTGAGTGTTTCGTCAAACCAGCCTTCCGGCAACAGTTCAGGCGTGAACGTGCCACGGATCGCCATGGCTTATTTCTCCTGAATTGTCAGTTCGCCGTTGGTCAACGTTGCAGTGGCACTGGACGCCAGATATGCGTGAAGCCCGCACGTTCCGTTGAAAAGACGAATGCCGGGAGTGTTTATTGATCGCGTTGACGTGATGTAAGGGAGGCCCTGCCCGATGCTCGATAGATCGCGGGTAATCATCAGCGAGACACTGCCGGAAACCCATGACGTTGCGCCAAAGTTGAACGATTGAATAGACCGTACGCCCCTGTCACCAGCCTGTAAATTAAACCAAATCAACGTTCCGATAACGGGAGTGGCAGGGGCTTGAGAGCCAACCATCGCAGTCAGCGTCGCGGTCCTGCCAGCAGTGCCGTCCGAGTTGGTATAGGACACGGTTGCAAGCGCATTGACAGCAGCAAGACCAACAGCCGATGCGCAAAGCAAAGCAATACTGCACCCTTCCCCGTTTGTCGTCCCGTTGATGTCACGCGCAGGCAATGTGCCAGCCATCGTTATCGTCTGCGCAGTGGTTTGAGTAATCACAAGGCCCGTGTTGACCCACAAAACATCAAAATAGACGTTGTAATGAGCAATTGAACTGCTCATCATCAATTCGGTGATGTAGTTTGCCCCTACCGTGGGGGTTTTTATTGGTACGCATCCAAAGTCAGCCGCCGTTGTGCCGTCCGTATTGCGACCATTGACGCCGGGAGTACCGGGCGACCAGGCGCCGGGGAAACCAGCATCTTTTGATGTGCAGTACCAATAGCCGATAGCGTCCGGCGCGGTGCCCGTTTTCAAAATCGGGGCCGGATAGCCATCATAAGCGCCAAGACCAGCGGGCGGGTATTCAGCACCATTTCTGTCACGATGCGCCCAACGACCTTCCTCATTGAAGATCATGTTCTCGCCCGGCAGGAGCGTGAACGCCATCATTTCAATAACAGTTGTTCCGTCAGTATGCTCAACTGTGACAGTGCAAGACGCCGACGCATGATCGTTCGTGATGTTCAGGTGTTTGACGTTGCGCACCGTAGAAGCCGCAGGCGATGCCACAATGGTTGTCGTTGTCGCGGTCGTGATGTGCGGCGTATTGGTGCGCCCCGGCGTTACAGTCGTTCCGTTCAAATCAACCCATGACGCATGGCATTCAATCTGCGCTGCCGCCGACGTGACAACGCGAATGAGGTCAGATGTGCTTGCGAGGATCAGCATCAAGCCACCATGAAGATACTAGCGCCATGATCGAGCGTGAAGGATTCCGCATCAGCCAAGGTAATTGACGACCCATAATCCACGTACCCTATCAGCGCATCAGCAGGAGACGTTGCCGTGTCATTGTAATAGACACCATATCGGAACGGGCCAACCGGAGCGCCGGACGCCGTAAAAACCTCGTCAGATGCGGTAAACGTGCCAGTGCCAGCCGATTCCGTATAGGTCACACCATCAAGCGCCAGACCACCACCTGCACCACCCGTATAGCCACCACCCGTCGAGATTTGAGTGATGTCAGCAAGAACCGTATGCGTTGCCACATTTGGGGCAGTGTTTGTCAGCGCAACCTTGATTGTATGCGAGGCAAGGTTATGGACGGCCTTGCCAAGCTGTTCCTTAAAGTCCTGATAGAATGTGAACGTGGATGAGGGCATTCAGTTAGCCCTCCACCATCTTCTTGATTGTCTCGCGAGCCTTTTCAATCCGCAATTCAACGGCAGCAAGTTCTGCCTGCTTGGCTTCTAATGCCTTTTCGGTCTCAACTCCACCATCAGCGATTGCCTTGGCGCTTCGTTCCGCTTCGGCAACCTTGGCCTCAGCACTGGCAATCAATGCCTTTGCCTTGTCTTTAGCCACTGAAATCAATTCAGCAGCATCATCCTTGGCTTTTGAAAGAATGGCTTTTGCTTCACTGCGAGCTAATTCAGCATCAGATTGAGCCGTGGCAAGTTCGCTTTTGACAGACGCCAAAGCCGATTCACTTGCAATCTTTTCCTTGGCAATGGCCTTGATCAGTTTTTCATGATCATCCTTGGCTAAGGCAATACGAGCGTTTGCTTCACCGGCCAATTGATCAATCTTATCAATCTTGTCCACCTCATCGGAAATCACCATGACAGCCTTGAATAGACTGCCAAGATTCCTCACCTTTGTTACCGCTTCTTTGAGGTCGCTCATTTGTTTGCACCCCTCGCAAGTAGATCAACGGTCAATGCCGTTGTGCCGTCGCCAGCCGTGACAAACGGAGCAATGTATTCCGGCAATTCAGTGATTTGCTTCAGTCCGGTAGATGTGAAGGTCAAAGCATTTCCGAGCGGGTCGGTAAGCGTTGCCCATGTCGTGCCACCATCATTCGAACCACGGATACTCACAGAGCCACCGGCCCCAAAAGTCCCCGTGATTTGAACGGAACGGTCTTGATAGTTGGCAAATTCAAGGGATGAACCCCTGTCACCGTTTGCCAGTGGAGACCATCGATGTTTGAAAACACGATAGTCCGGCTTGGCTGTTGTCACACCGTTAATTGTTGCCATCGGTCTATTCCTTTTCGGTTAGAGCCGATTACGCATTGGTGAGAACGCCGCCCGGAACAGTCACGCCGTTCGGAAGTTTGACGGCCATGTAGACCGCTTCAGTGCCAGTATCCGTGTAGATCACTTGGCACACACCGGCAGTCGTCGTGGCAAACTTGAATACTTTCTTGGCAACGAGTGCGAGGATTGCGCCGGACGCGCCAGCGGCAATACCAGTCGAACCACCAGTGGCAACAAATGCAGTCATGGCAGACGAAGTGTACAAAACAATTTCACCGCCGCTTTCGGCGTAGTCAATTGCGTTGCCATCAGCATCCTTGAGCGTGATGGTAATGTCGCGCTGATTTGCAACCGTCGCACCTTCTGCCGAAATTGAGATGGTGGCAGCGGCAACCTTTGACGTAATGTCGTTACCATTGGCCTGTAGATTGCCATATGCGCCAAGACCTAGACGACGGCCAATGATGGACTTGAATGCGTTCTTTGCAGCCATTTGCTTGATTCCTTATTGCTGTAGCTGACATGGAAAAAGCCCGCGCAAGGCGGGCCGGTGGATTCTATGTTGGGCTGTGTCTAGCCCTTATGGGTTATTGAGCGGTGGGGCAGTCTGGAGAGGCGGGGCGGAACGAGATGACCTTATCGGAAAACCAATCCATTAGGTCAAAGTCCGTTGGGATAAGCCCATTTGGAGAATACCCCTTGATTGCCCAAGACTTGACAGCTTCACCAATCACACTGTCTCGGTCTTTTGTTGTCCCATAATCCAGCAATGTGCCTTCACCGCAGCTTACACAAAACTCAAAGCCTACGCTGCCTTGTTCAACCATGCCCAACTCCTGCCAGATTTAATGTCGCAAATGGTCGGCTTTGAAACATTGAACATTCTAGCCAAATCTGTGACGCGTTCATGGCTTCTGAAAATATACTCAGCAGCGTCTTGTGTAATGCGGGCAAGAGCACTTTTTTCACCACGATTGTCCGTGCCGTGCAAAAGTTTGTCCGCTTGATTTTCTGATGCGTCCGCCCATCTCAAATGCTTCGGGTTAACGCACCCTAGACGCCCATTCCCGCAAGAGTGGGCTGCTTGAGGCTTGTGTCTTGGCTGGGGGCCATTAACTGCTTCACAGATGTACCGATGCGCCAAACCTTTACGCCCATCAACATTGGCAACCCCATATCCATCAGGGTTTTTGCCAAATTCCCAATAAACACAATCCGCTGTTGGCGCGGCACTAAGAATCCCAAGTATTGCGGCCTTTGTAGCCCCCGGAGACGTTCTGCAAACAGAAATATCACCATTCCGACGCTTGCGGTTATAGTGCATAGCGCAAAGCCCACCTGACTTGTTAGGCTTGTCACACCCTTCGGCAGAGCAGCCAAAATAAATGCGCCTGCTTAACATTCATTGCCTCATGGGCTTGGGAGGAAGCCAAAACTGATCGACTCCGATAGTATCGCTTATGACCTGTGAGCCATGCCCAATTGGCACCTTTTTTGATGCCAGCGACACAGCCAACAGTCACGTTGTATCTTTTCGCTATTTCATCAACTTTTTCTGATGAAGCGTAGATTTCCAAAGCCTGATTTTTTGTCAGCTTCGTGTTGGGATTTTTATCCCCAATCATCATCGTTCCGTGAGCATACCTGTCCGCGCTGTTTTCCACATGCGTAGCCCACCGAACATGAAGCGGTGAAACGCACCCCTTGTTGCCGTTGTTGCAGGAATGAGCGCTAACATGTTTTGGCGTAGGTGGCTCGCCGTTCACAAGTATGCACATAAACCTGTGAGCAGCCATCAATCCTTTTGATTGAAGCGAGGCTACCCCATAGCCGTTTGACCTCGATGAAAACGGCCATATCAGGCAATCGTGACCATCATACCCGATATTGGCTCTAAGCCACCGTTCATGCGAACCCTTTTCAACTTGCCGCTTTACTAACGGGTCGCCATATTTCAAAAACTTGGAATAATGAGCGCTGCACAGACGGCGAGAACTTATCTGCTTGCCGCAATCCGCGACAGAACATATACGGGAATTATCCATTCTGAACCTCATCGTTCGGAATCGGTAAGGCCGGTAGGGAGCGTCAACTCTCTATCGGCCTGATTTTTCACACACTGGGGGGGATGTTATTAACGTGCAACTTCTATTGATTTGGCCTATGTGTCAAGCGGTATGTGGATGCCGAACACAAGCTGTTTTGCCTTTGCCATTAAGGTCGGGTCGCCTTTTGTGATAGCCTCAAGCAATGCGCGCTTTTCCTCGCGATAGACTTTCCAGAATTCAGGATCGTGCTGCGCGATTGATGACGTGTTATGGATTAGGTCTGCCAGTTTGATTGTTTGTGCCTCTGCTGGCGCGTAAGCGATATGCTTGCGGTCCATTGCCTTGCGAGTTGCGCGGTTGCCGTCGGTTGGTTGGCTTACGTCGGTTAGCCACAGGACAAGCCTTGCGACGTTTACGCCAAGCCCGTTTATCAGTTGCCCGTAATTTACCCCGCAATCTTCCACCACGTCATGCAGATAAGCCGCCGCAATCATTTCAGGCGTATGCGGCACACTGCGCACAATCTCCGCAACCGCAATCGGGTGATTGATGTATGGTTCACCTGTGTATTTCCGAACCTGCCCCTCGTGTGCCTTCGTAGCAAACTCAAGTGCCTTTTGTTCTATGTTCACGCCGCTTTCCTCCGCTTCCCTACACCAAAGAACATCTGCAAACCTTCCATTAGTTCCAAGCCTCAAGGCGATGATAAAGCGCACGACATGCAAGCGCTGTCCGATGGTCGGTTCCGTCGCGCTTCATGTTCACAATCGAGTTGCTTGATACCTTGAGCAGTCGAGCACAAGCAGCATCAGAACGGGCTAGGCCAGCCGCTTTCATTGCGGCCAGCCATTGGGTGAATTGGATGGGTGTCATGCGAATGAAAGTCCATTTACCTTGCAGAACTTTGCAGAACGGTCGTCTCGGCCAAAGTTAACTGAATCCCAAACTTTTCCTGTTGTCGGGTCTATGCGCTGAGCGACTGACGCAGCCCATGCCTTGGTTCCTGTTGCGTAACGTCCTGTCATGCCAAATGCAGTCACAACATTTCCCTTTATGAACGCTTTGACGCGGCGCGTTTCTTTCCCAAGCGTAACCTCTACTGTGCCATCAATCCAGAAACCATGCTCCGGCTGAGTTTCATTTGCGATGAATGTTTCGTTTTTGATAATGCTCATTTCCGTAACTCCCTTGTTGATATGATCAATATATACAATCTGTTTGTATAGTCAACAGGGGAAATCAAAATAATTTGTATGCCAGCGGCCTATTTTATTAATGCTGCTTTTATGCCGCCTTCCGCTTTTGGCTCACACCAAAGAACCTGGCCCCCGCATTCAATGCCAAGCGCAAGTCCCCAACCATATGCGTGAATGCTTGGTCATCGAACAAACAGAACTGCAATGCGGCCCAAAGGTTGCCTTGACGGTGTTCGTTCTGTGCTGCTTGGATCATGGTTTTGAGTTGCCCCCATTTGGCCGAGATAGCCCGCTGGCGTTGGTCAAGCTCGTCTTGGGATAGGAACCCGCTTTGGAAGCCGAGGCGCTCGTATATGGCGTTGTCTGCGCCTATGCGTTTCATTTCGAGATTGTGCAGGTCAAGGATGCGCTGGCATGTGTCGAATTGCTCGCGGCTTAGTTCTTTTGTCTGGTACAAGAGGCCATGAAACGTGCCGTAAAGCGGGTTGCGGGCTTGCTGGCGCGGAATTGGAATAATGACGTCCTTTATCTCACCAAACTCATCAGCGACTTCCGCTTTGGTTCCAATGCCCCATTTTACGGCAAGATGCTTTGCCCTCACGTCAAGTGCAAGCTGGTCTGCCGGTTCCTCTCGCATCATTGCAGCGCGGGATGGGTCTTTTGCCCTGCTTGGCTTTCCGTCTGGTTGACGCGGGCCTTTGTAGTTGGTTCGGCGCTTTGCCATGATGTACCTTTGCAGTTTGCCAGATGTGGATAGAACTGGAATGCGGATCATGCCACCTTCAATTTGCTTTCCATGCCGATAAGTTCGAGAATATCGCGAACGGCTTCCCGCGTTTCTTCGCATTAAACCA